TTCAAAACTTGAGGGCGAACACGCCGCCGCTGAACGTGCGGCGCGGCCGCCGAAAGCAGGGCGAGAAGCCGCGGTCGAGCGGCGCGCTTCGGAAGTCGGTGACCACGAAGGCCAAGTGGATCGGCCGCAACAAGGACGGGGCCGCCGTCGCCGGCCTGGGCTACAAGTACGGCATGGAAAGCCGGAAGGCGATCTGGCACGAGTTCGGAACAACGCGGATGCGAGGGCTAAAGATGATGGAGCGGACGTTCGCGTCCATCAAAGGCCAGGTTGCCGCCCGGCTGGCCGAAGAGTTGCGGGTCGGCCTGGAGCGGGCCGCGGCCGAGCTGGCCAGCGGAAAGAATCCCGGCATGTCTGCCCGCGGCCGCGCCGCCGGCCTATAGGAGTCGCCCATGTCTGCCCCCCAGGTCTGGCTCCGCTCCGCGATCGAGGAGGCCACCGGCTGCAACGCCTACCCGCTGGGCGTCCCCGAAGGGGCGGTCCCGCCATACGTCGTCTATTCGCGGACCGGGACGCTTCGGGAGTTCGTCCTCGACGACGCCCTGGGCGACCCAGCCGGCGGGTCCAGCATCCAGCCGCTGGCGTCCGTGACGGTCGAGATCTACCGGGACGACTACGTCCAGGTCTGGGAGACCTCCGACCAGGTGGTCGCCGCGATCCACGGGTTCGCCGGCGAGGCCGAGGGCGTCGTGATCACCTCCTGCCTGGTGGCCGACCAGCGAGACGGCGACCCGGTGTTCCTCGACGGCCGCGACCTCCCGACCTACGTCGTCGAGCTGACGGTCGAGATTCGATACGAGATTCTCCCAGGGGAATGACACCTAAAATCGACCCCACACACCGCAGGGTTTTTCTATGGCCGTACTTTCCACCATGCCCTCCGTCGGGCCGACTCTGCCGGCCGGATGCACGAACGTAAAGGTCTCGTCTTCGTCGGCGGACCCCTCCAGCACGTCGAACAAGGTCGACGTTACGACCCTAAGCGACACGGAGCGCGTCTACCAGGACGCGCCGCTGGTTGACGTCGGGGCCGGTGCCGAGGACGGAGTGACGCAGACGGTCACCTGTAGCTTCTTCGGCGAGGCCCCGGAGCCCTCCGCCCCCGGATCGACCGGCTGGGTTTGCACCCAGGTTGAGACCGAATGGGCGGTCGGCGACATGGTCAAGGGAACGGCGACATACGTCTACAAGGCCCCGCCCGCTGAAGAGGAGTGAGCATGGCAACGCCAGCACAAGGCGCGTCGTTTGCAGGGCTGCCGGCCGGCTTGACAAACGTCAAGATCTCGCGGCAGGGCCAAGACCCGACCAGCACTTCAAATCGCCTCGACGCCTCGACGCTGGATCTGGCGGTCGGCTCCAATCGCGTCTACGTCGACGGTCTGCCCGACTCGGGGGCCGGCGCTGTCGGCGGAATCACGACGACCGTAACGGCCTCGTTCTTCGGGCCGACTGGCCCGACGGCCGGCGACGAGGTCACGATCGACGGGGTCCTGTGCCGCTGCACCCAGGTCGAGATCGAGTATGCGGTGGGCGAGCTGGTGAAGGGGACGGCGACCTACGTCTCGATCCCAGAAGAAGAGTAGGCCCCGAGCAACTAAGGGGCCCCCGTGGCAACATTCGCCCACGCCTCGACGGTCAGTTTCGCTGGTGTGAACATTGGCCAGCTTGTCAACGTGACTGTTTCCGGCGGGTCTGCCGTGACAGCCGACGTTAGCGGATTCGACTCTCCGATCTATGGCGTCGGCGGCAACTCGCGGCTGGTGCGGGAAATCGACGCTGTTGCTGTTGAACCAGGCGCGGCATCCGTCAGGCTAATCGGGATGCCGCCGTTTACCACTCTTCAGATCGGGCAAAAAGGAGCGCTTTCGGTCAGCACGCCGGGAGGCGGGCTGGCCGGCGAGGCGATCCTCCTCCGCTACGAGGTCGAGGGGAGCGTCGGCGACCTGCTCCGCGGTTCGGCGGAGTTCCAGCTGACAGGATCCTAAAATGAGAAAACTAGACGACATTCTGGGCCTGGCGGACGAGCCGATCGAAGTGACGCCGCCGCGATCAAAGAAGCCGGTCCGACTCCGCTGGCCGTCCTTCCAAGAGTGGCACGACCTGGCCGTCGCCCACCGGCAGCTCGCCGGCAAGGAGCCGCCGGCCGAGCTGATCGCGAAGACGGTCGCGGTCTGCCTGGCCGACGAAGACGGGAACCGGAAATACAAGGACGCGGACGTCGGCGAGCTGCTGGCGTCGAACCCGCGGACGCTGATGTGGATCTATGTGAAGTGCTGGGACACCGTCCTCCGCAACGACGAGCAAGCGGTGAAGGAGGAGGAGGGAAAATAAAGGGCGAGCCGTGGACGATGTTCGTCTACCGGCTCGCCGCTCACCTAGGACTCGAAGACGTTCCGGCGCTCGCGGCCCGGCTCTCCGTGCGGCAGCTCCGCCGCTGGTGCGCGGCCTACCGGTTGGAACCGTTCGGCGACGACTGGAGGAGGACGGCGAAGTCGACGACGCTAATCGCGACGGCCCTCGGCGCGAAGGTTCCCGAAGAGTTCGCGGAGATGTTCCTGCCGACCTATGACCCGGCGAGGCCGACGCAGACACCGGAAGAGATGGCCAGGGAACTGGCAAAGCTGAAGATCCCCCCGAAGAAACGCAAGGACGCGACCTGATGGCCAGCACGATCGGAAAGGTACGCGCGGTTTTCACCGCGTCGACCTCCGGCCTGACGTCGGGAGTCAACGCGGCCGCGTCGTCCATGAAGCGGCTCCGGACGGACGTCGCCGGCCTGAGCGGCAGTATGCGCTCCCTGGTGGCGATCCAGGGGGCCCAGCTGTTCGGGTCGGTGGTCTCCGGCGCGACGAATGCCGCGCGGTCGCTGATCGCCTACGGCCAGGCCGAGGCCGAAGTGATCGACTCGACCTCGAAGGTCGCGGCGCGGCTGGGGATGACCTACGCGGAAATGGCTGGCTTGTCGCTCGCCGGCAACCTGGCCGGCGTGTCGATGGACCAGATCGCGGCCGCCGCCACCAGGGCCGACGTCGCATTCATCAAGGCGGCCGGCGGATCCAAGACCGCGACCGCGGCATTCCAGGCGATCGGCCTGTCGGTGGACCAGCTGAACGGCCTGTCGGCGGCGGATCGGTTCGACGAGATCGCGGAGGCGATCGCCAGCCTCCCGACCGAGGCCGAGCGAGCCGCCGCGGCCGTGGCGATGTTCGGCCGAGCGGGTGCCAACCTTCTCCCGCTGTTCAGCCAGGGGGCTGGGGCGATCGCGGAGGCCAGGGCCGAGGCCGAGCGGTTCGGTCTCGCGCTCACGAACACCCAGGGCCAGAACGTCGAGGCGATGAACGATTCGTTCACGCGGGCCCAGTCGGCGATCCAGGGCGTGATCCAGCAGGTCGTCGCATACCTGGCTCCGGCGATCGAAAGCGTGACGACAGCGTTCTCCGACCTGATCGGCAGCGTGGGCGGGGCCAATATCGGCCAGGCTATCGGCGACGGGATCCTCCAGGGGGCCAGGTTTCTGGCGGAGATCGGCGACGTCGTGATTCAAAACTTCTCCGGCGTGTTCGAGTACCTTTCGAACGTGGGCGGCCAGTGGGCGGCCGTCTGGGACATCGCCGGCCGGGTGGGGTCATTGTTCGCCGGCGTCGGCCGCCTGCTCTCCGGTGCGTTCCTGACGCTGGTGGGCGTGTTCTCGTCGATTGGTCAGGCGATCCTGACGGCGGTCCGCGGCGCGGCCGATGCGCTGGGGTTCGACACCACGGGGCTCGATACCGCCCTGGCGGCCCTGTCCGGGTTCAATCAGCAACTAAACGCCGACATCGCCGCCAACTTCAACGCCGCCGGAGAAAACTTGTCGGCTGTTTTTGCCGAAAGCGGTGGCACAGCCGGCGAGGCGATCGCCGGGCCGCTGGCGACGACGCTGGACGAGGCGATCGCGAGGGCCCAGGCCGCCGCCAGCCAGGTCGACGTCGCCGCGAAGCAGGAGGTCGCGGTGAAGCAGACGACCACCGTGGACGTCGCGCCGATAAAGGAAGCCGTGAAGGGGATCGAGTCGAGCAGCGCCGAGGGGATTCGCGAGATGTTCCGGATCATGCGGGGCGACACTGGTAAC